GAGCATTAAATGCTGCACTAGATGTATGGACATTATCTCCAAACGATAGAGCAGAGATGTTCCCTACATTAGCATCTGGATGGTCATTCACTGACAATTTAGCTGGATCATTTACTTTTTCTTATACTGGCGTAGCCACATTAAACACTGAGATTAAAGTAGGAATGTATATTCCAGGAGATCTTGTTGATGGTGTATCTAAACTAGCAAGAGTTAAGAAAATTGAAAAAACTTTTGATGGTACTGAAACACAATATAAATTTTTCACACACAGATTAGTTTCTTCTAGACCTGCTTATGCACTTAAGAGATACGAAGATGCTTCAGAATGTTACAGAACATTCCCATTAGAAGGATGTACGCAAACAGATAAGAAAATTGCAGAGTTAATGGCATCAATTAAGCCAGGAACTGGTTTAGGTAATGCATTAGTAGATAAAGACAATATTACATTTAGGTATGTAGTTGATACATTCGGATCATTAGAAGATGGTTCAATCTTAAACAAAGAGGAATTATCTTTCTTATGTAAAGAAAGACAAAACGCTGCAGCAATTCTTAACGCACCTATGGTGAAAGAACTTAAAGCGGCAACTAACCCAACGTTTAAAGATTCATTTGCTCCTTATGGATTTAATGTACGTCACGTTGCAACTGGAGGTAATTTAGATACTAACCCATCTGCTCTTTACACATTACCATCGATCAATGAAGGTGCGAGTTACGCATTCTACTACGGTCCTGGACTTAATGTAATAGAGAATGGAAGAACTAAAGTAATTCCACCAGCAGCATACATATCTAACAATTATATCGATAAGTATTTAGATGCTTTACCATGGTCAATCATTGCAGGTCCTAGAAGAGGAGTTGTAGGAGGAACTGGAGTACAGTCATTAGAATTCGCATTCGATAAGAATGATAGAGATATACTTGAGCCATTTGGTTACAACCCAATCGTATTCGAAAGAGGCGTAGGACTAACGATCAAAGGTAACAAGACTGCACAACAAGGAGTTCAATCAGCTTTATCTTCAGCTCACGTAAGAGAGGTATTAATTTACATTGAAGATGGACTTGCAGAAATCCTTAAGAACTACTTATTTGAGTTTAATAGCGCTCAGACTAGATTAGAGATCAAAACTCTTGCTGACAACTTTATGGAATCAGTTAAGAAAGATGGTGGTGTATACGACTTTAAGAATATCATGGACTCTTCAAACAACACGTCTGAAGTAATAGATAACAACATGGGAATCTTAGATACATTCGTAGAACCAGTTAAAGGTCTAGAAATCTTAGTATCGAGAGTAACTGTTTTAAACACAGGTGAAATCGCAACGGGTAACTTTGCATAATAAACGAACGATATATAAATAAAATAGAAAATTAAAGATATGGCTTTACCACATTATTCAGAGGACCAAACTAGCAAGAAGGGAAGAAACTTCGAGCCTGTTCAAGCTAACCTATTCGAGGTAACAATTTTACCACCGGATGGAGTAGCAGGACAAGAGTTCCTCTTACAACACGTCAATTCAATTAGTGGATTAGATACTATGGCTCCTGCAGTCGATGCAATCGGACAAAAATACAAATTTGCCGATAGATCTTATGCTGGAATGCCTGGTGCAACTTCCATTGATATTACAGTTAACTTCTCGCTTAACTTAAATGATTCTAACCAAGCTTACTTGTATAAAACATTAAGACAATGGTATAGAGCTCAATATAATCCAGAAACTGGAGAAATGGGTCTTAAAAAGAATTATGTCGGTACAATCGTTATCGTACAATTTAATAGAGAAGGTGACATCTACAGAAAAGTTACTTTAGATGACTGTTTCATTACATCAGGTGTAAACCTCTTAGGTGAATTAAGTTACGAAAGTGCAGATGCAGTAGCATTAGAAGTAGGATGGAAGTGTGATACTTTTTCAGAAGAGTTGAACTAAAACCAACAGAACTTAACCTAAAAGAAGGAGCTTCACGGCCCCTTCTTTTTTTAAGCTCAGAAAACATAATATAATATCAAGATAATAAAAGATTATGAATGATAAATTAACAAAAAAATTACAGGTCCTTTTAACCGAGGGTGAAGTTCGGGAAGTAAACCGAATTATCTTAAACGACGCTTTAGAGAATGAGGCTCGTCCCATATCTGTAAGTGGATTCATAAGGAATTTAATTAAAAATGAATTAAGTAATAGAACTGTAGAACAGAGATCCTACATAAAACAAAATCTCAAAAACCTAAAAAGTAAATAAAATGAGCGACAAGAAAAACAAAATGAGTTCCGAAGAAGCTAAAATGGCGAGAGCTTTAGAAGCTAAAGACGGAATTAACAACCCACAAGTTGAGTCGAATGCACCAGCAGCACAAGACATTGAGTCTGCAGTTGATGCTGCAGGACTAGGTAGAGTCAACATGGCAAATTTCACACCGGATAAGGCACAATCAGCTGATAGTGCATTAGGATGGCATGTATTAGATCAAACAACATTACCATCAGAAGGTAAATTTTACCCAGCTGATTGTATAATTAAAATTAGATCTGCAAAAGCTGCTGAAATTAGACATTTTTCTACAATGGATGAGAACAACTACATCGATATGGAAGATAAGTTAAATTCAGTTGTTGAATCATGTTCTCAAGTAACATCAGGGGCTAAAAGATTATCTTACAAGGATGTATTAGAAGAGGACAGAATTGTTCTATTACTTTCTATTAGAGATCTTACTTTCCCAGAACCGGAAAACAAATTAATGTTAAACGGTAAAGGTGAAAAAACTAAGAAGAAGTTTGAAGTTGAATTAACAACTAAGAACTTAGTTCCATCTACTATTGACGAAGAAATCGAAAGATACTACGACAGTAAAGAAAGAACCTATGTTATTAAAACTCGTTCCGCTGGAGAAATTAGAATGCACCCACCTACAATTGGGGTTATGCAAGAAGTTACACAGTATTTAAAAGATCGTAACGAGAAGGAATTAGAATTCGATAAAGCATTTATCCAAGTATTACCTTATATACAAAATGACTGGAGAACTTTAAGCTTAACTAGAATATTTCAATTAGAAATTGACTATAAAGCTTGGGATCAAAAGAAATTTATGATTATATACAGATTAGCTGAGAGAATGAGAATTGGTGTTCAGGCAAATTTAGAGACAACTGTAGACGGAGAGACGGTGAAAGCCCCTCTTGAGTTCCCAGGTGGCATCAAAAGTCTTTTCATTATTTCAGATCTCGCTGGAGAATTACTTTAAGACAAAGTTCTACCTGGGTATACATCTTAGAATGCAACCGTCAGAGATTGAAAATATGTACTACTATGAGTATTGGTATTATGTCAAGAATCTTTCGGAGTATATTAAGAATAAGAATAAATCACAAACGGATCAACAAGAACAGGCTGACCAACAACAAAGCTCAATGAGCTCTAAATATAAGTCGCCTACGATGCCCAAGATCCCCTCTATGAAAACGCCATCGTTTAAGATGCCAAAAATGTAGAGATATATAAATAGAGTGAAGGGGTATGCTTCCAAAGCGTACCCCATTTACTTTAAAAAGATATTAGCGATACGTGAGCAAAAATTTCAACATGGGAAGTGCATTTGATAGACTGTCTGGTAAAGATGGCCCTTTATTTGCAATTCAAGAAAACACAGCATTAGTAGCAGAAACATTTGGTGAAGACGGTGAAATATTTGATAGAATTGACCGAATGGTCACAGCTATTGAAGGACTCGCCGGCAAAGCTGGAGCAAAAGGAGATTCTGGTCTAAAAGAAGCTATTGTATTAAATTTAGTAGCACCTACTCTTAAACCTATCGGTTTAGGTATGGGTTTTATAGTTGAAGCATTAAACGCAGCTCCTGATGGAGAAGTTCTTTCATCAAAATTCGGAGCAATCGCATCTGGACTTTTACTCCTAGGAGATATAGGAATGTCAGTTCTAAAATTCGCAGCAGCAATGGTAATAGCATTACCAATCTTATTAATAGCCGCTGTAACCTCACCTATTTGGGTTGGAGGTATTTACATACTA